TATAATTATCACCAGAAATTACGTTAAGCACTCTATGAAATAAATCTACTGTACCTCTACTATGAACAATAAAATTACTATCATCAGTTCTTTTATATTCTACTTGGTATTCTCTAACAAATTGGTCTGTTGAAGCACCAATCGTAATATTCATAGCCACAATAACTGTTCCGTCATTGTATTGAATAAGTTCATCATCAAGGGTGACTGATGCAGGTGGTTGCACTATAAATGGATTTGGTAGTGAAGTGTCTGGCACTACAGGTTGTTCGTTATTTTCTTCCCAAGTGTACCAAGAATCTTGATGCTCAATTAAAGATAATTGTACTGTGTAATTTAAATTAATAGCCATAGATACTATCCTAAATGGTTTTGCACTCATTCCTAAAATATCATCAGTGACCGATACAATATCACCAATAGCTAAATCCATAGCTGAATAATTAGCAGTTAATGTCAAACCTAATTGGTTTCTACTTCTATTTAAAACGACCTTACCAAATTCTAATGCTTGATAAGGATTAGTAATCATTTGTAAATCTAATTGAAATTCTTGTAAGAAACCTCCATCTTCAGTCTTTAATGTTTGATGTTCTGCATCTGTTTCTGGATAAACAATAGTATCTACTTCATAGTTCTTTTCTGGATTGATGTAGTTAATATTAATACGATTGTATTTTTCGTTTTTCTTTTCACTAGATAATTTAATGCCACCTATGATATTATCTTTGTTTAGATTTAAACTAGCAGTTCCAGATTCTTCTAAAATTAATTTATATTTACCTTGAGTATATGGAAGGAAACCTCGCATACCTCTTAATAGAAAACGAACATTGTCTATAATCTTTTGTTGAGTATCTATAACAGAATTACAATCAAATAAGTTAATATCACTACCACCAGAATATGGGGTGACTTGTGTACTAGCAGTTTGACTAGCATTGTAAAAACTTTGTAAATCTATATCAGCAATATTAATTCCTTTTCCATATGTTGTATTAGTTAAATAATCCAATAAACACCAAGCAGGATTAGATGAATAAGCAGGTGTTTGAGCAACTAAACTAGCATTATAACTTACTACTTTTTTACCTTGAACTTTTGCTTGGATTTTAGGAATGTTTGTAAATTTATCTGCGTCCCAAGTTATTCTAAATGCAATATAACATAATCCAGATAATTTATGATTAGTACCCCAAGATGATAATGTGGTCAGTAATGAAGATGCTGATTGTCCTGCACTACCATAAAATGGTTGAATAGTTATTGTTGTTCCAAATCTATCACCTGTTGATGTGATTTGACTTCCGTCAGCAAATGCACCGTCAAATGTGACTACTTCATCATCAACTTTAATTTGTGTAATCGCATTTATTTCGCCTTCACCTAAAACAATCGCACCATACAAATATTGATTGTTAGTTCCAGATGTTTCTAAAAATACTCTTGTACCACCGACTAATCGTTCACCATAAATAACAGGAATTTGTGCATTGTTAGATTGCTTATTAAGTAAAGTACCTTTGGATTGCTCTTGTTGTGGTATATCTGGAATTTCTGGAATAGGAATAATCCAACTGATAACCTCTTGAAATATATCACCTATAAAATCAAAAAAGTCGTCAAAAAATCCCATTATTTTCTACCCCATTTTAAATCTTGTATCGTTAAAGCACTAAATTCAAATCCTTTATCATTAGGATAAAATCTCTGTTGGCTACCTTCGTTTGTTTTTCTTCCTGCAGTTCTGCTGAAATCACCAAAGTGAGAAGTACAATTTAAAGTTAATACTCCCTGTTTAGTATCAATAGAATAATTATTGATATATCCTTTATCGTAATTGAATGTATCTATTAATGCTTCGGAACTATCTATAAACCCAATATCAATAGTCACTTCATCATTACTAACTACATTATTTAAAACAATAGCAACAAAAGTACTATCTACTGCTGATAATTGAATACTAAAATTAGCAACATTAATTTGTGAATTTTCTGCCTTTGCTGAAATCTTTAATAGATGACCACCTGCTGAATAAGTATTCGCATTATGAACAATATCTTTATAATGATTGGTTAGTCTTTGAACTGTGGGGAAACCTATTTCAACAAGAGCAACAGGTTTAATGCTTCCAGAATTTATTTCTGTTAAGAGGTCACTAGATAATCCTCTAGCCATTACAATGCCTCTATAAAATCAACTTCAAATCTATATAAATCTAAATCCCCTGTATTAAATTCTTGAACATCATTTGTTAGTCTAACTGTAAATTGAACATCATCATAAGTGACTGATTCTGTATCGGTTAAGGCACTTCGCAGTGGTGGTTCTATTGTTATTGTAGCGTCATTAGAACTGTCGCCTGTTGCATCTTCTACAACCATATAAACCTTTGAATGACCCCCAAACTTAATAAAGTCCCCTGCTAAAATTGTGTTAGATATTCCTGTTATATCAATGGTGGTATCACCTGCTGAATGGCTACCACTAACAGTTACTGTTCCAGACACATCACCTTTGGCATTCTTTAAATCTGGTAAAGCAATCTGGAATGTTTCTTTTTGACTGCGTTGCTTCATTATGAATGCATACACAGGTGCAAATTCACTTCTATTCATTGGTGGGTATGATGCTGAAAATTTAAATCTTTGTCCGTCAATCTGAACTGCAAACATCTTTCCACTATCAGTAGTAGATGTAATAGTTGCTTGTTCTGAACTAAATCCGATAGATGAAAATTCTGGTGTTATTGGATATGTACCTGCCATTAAACTAATGCCTCTCTACCTTGACTATTAAGAGCATCATTTATCACATTAACAATAACACTTCTACGTTTAACTAATAAATCATCAAATCCTTGAGTATCATTTGCATTGATAGTTATGTTTACATTAGTTGCACGACCTAAATTTTTATTTGCAACAATAGTCCCAGATTGGTCTGGAATAAACATTTCTGCACCTTGTTCACCAACCATATATGTTGAACCTGCTTGAACACGACCACCTAATGCACGACCAGAATATTGCTGAGATTGAATCGTAGCAACCTGTGCTACACCCATTGCTCCAATGATTCCTGCCATAACAATATTACCAGATGCTAGTGCCTTAGATACACCTTGAGCAGTATTCATAATTGCTTCAGCAGTCTTATATGCTTTATTGATTTGGAATGCTCTTTTATTATTTTGTGCCAATGCCTCTAATGTAGATACCGCAGTATCTTTTGTGAATTTACCCATATCTTCATCAGCAATTTTAGAGAAATCTAATTGAGCAAATTTTCCATCTTTAAATATTTGTAATTGTTCATCATAATTCTGTTTTTGAATTTTCATTCTTTCTTGTGCTAGTTTCCTGTCTAAATCTTTTAATTCTTCACCGTGTCTAATTTCTGCACTTAATTCAAATCCGTGCAAATCTTGTAGCATTTGTTTGTATTTTTCGTGTTCTTCTGCGGTTATTCCATTTTTATCTTGTTCTTTTAATTTAATTATCTCTTTAATACTTTCTACTTGTTCATTTATTAATTCCAATTCTTCATCTTGTTGCATTTTTAACAATTCAACTTCATCTAGTCCGAATTTTTTGTTTGTTTCAAAAATTGTTTGCAATCCAGATTCATTTGCTTTTATAAATTTTTCTAATTCTTTTATTTGTTTTGAATAATCAACCCCACCTTTTCCTTCATCTTCTGGTGTAGTTAATCCACTTTCTTCTTGCTGTTTTTGTAATTCTGCTAACTGATTTGTTAGTTTGTTTGTTTTCTCAGTATATTCTTCTATTGCATTAATTTGTGCTTGTGTTTTTTCTTGTTCAATTATTTTACCGCCAAATTGAATTTTACTAAATTCTAATTGTGCTAAATTTCTCTCTCTGATTGCTAAAGTTTCCTCTAATAAAGCAATCGCATTATTATTTGATTGGGTTGCTAATTCTTTTGCGTTTTGAATTGCTTCGTTTGTGGCAGTGCCATCAGCTAAAACTTTTTGATATTCTTCATAAGCGATTCTTGCACCATCAATGGATTCATTAACAGCATTCTGTTCACCAAAGAACATATTAACAAGTGACGTTAGAGAATCTAAAACAGTTGAAACACCAATTAAAGCATTTGATAAACCTGTAGAAGCACCAGAAGCATTAAACAAAGTTCCTACAAAATTTAATAAACTATTTCCTGCTACTGTTGATGCTTGACCTATTGTTGGTGATAATTTGTTAAAATCTTCAGTTAATTGTTGTGTTGCACCACCAATTGCTTCAGCTAAAACATCTGCAGTCAATAAACCATCAGATGCCATTTTCTTTAACTCACCTCTTGCTTTTCCTGTTGAGGTAGCTAATAAATCTAAGATGACTGGGATATTTTCAGAGATACTTCTAAATTCATCACCCTGCAATCTTCCAGATGCGAATGCCTGTGATAACTGTAGGATACCTGCTGATGCTTGAACACTATCAGCACCAGAAATAGCAATCGCTTTATTAACATTTTCTGTAATCTCTAATAATTGTTGTTGATTTAGACCTAAATCTCTACTGTTTAATGCTAATTTTTGGTAAAGAGTAACTGTTTCTGCAAATGCACCTCTAGTTCTTTGGGCAACATTAAATAATTGATTTTGAACACCAATTAATTCGCCTGTACTGCTAGTGACTAATTTTAATCTATTTTGAACTTGTTGATATGTATTCGCTAAGTCTAATGTTTGCCTTATAACAACAGAACCTGCAACTGCTAGAAAAGCATTTTTTAAATTAAATAATGATTTTTGTGTATTTTTT